GCTGCTTTTTCCGCTGCTGCTTTTTTGCTCAAAAGCAAACCCCCGCCAAATATACCCTTTTTGCTTTCTCTTTGCGAATCAAGCCTACGCACGAATAAAGCCTCACTGTGCGGAATCCTATAATCAATACCTGAGTTAGATAACTTCGCTCCGATTGTGGCTGTAAAAAGCTCTTGCGGATATTTATATTTAGGAAAAGTCTTAGTTTTATTTAGCTTTTTACAAGCAATTTTCAATAAAGCATTCAAATCGGGTGCGGTGCGTACTAACATAGGGTCGAGATTCGTTCGAAAACTGGTTGTTATCTTTGCACCATTCTCGTAAATAATGCTAACACCGGTCGAAATGAAGCAACTATTCTTGTAAATTCCGTTTAAGCCCGTAAGGTGTGGAGAAAACAAAAAGAACGGTATATGCCGTTCTTCGTAAAAATCGCATATCTTTTTAAATATTGAAAATGGCGGATTATCAACAACTGTATAACCATCTGGATATTCTGCACTCTCATAATCTCCGCCAGGGTAAAAAGGTCTAATTATTCTATTCGAATCCACGCCATATTCATGCACAACCCAAGAAAGCACAGCATCAAATACCTCTTGTGGCGTATAGCAATCGTCAGTTGTTTTTTTGGGTTTGAATTTATCAACAAATTCTTTATATTCTTCAGTCTCTTCGGTTTCTATATTTTTTATTAGTTCTATCATTTTCCCCTCACGGCTTGACCAACACAAAAGACGCCCAATCCGAGCGCCTTCTGCGAAGTTAATTATGAAATATATTTTTTGAGGAAGCCACAATTCCCTTTTCGCTAAATACAATATATCACATCAAAAACGTGAAATGTGTGAAAGTTTTAAGATACAAGAATCAGCTTTTTACTGGTTACAATATATCACACTTTTTTGTTGCATTTGTTGCAAGTTTCTTCAGTCTCTTAGATACTGTAGTTCTGTCGCAATGCATGACATCTGCCACTTCTTCCTGCGAACGCTCCTCTATGTAATACATCCGAAGTATTGTCCTCATGTCAGGGTCGCCTATAGCTTCTATGTCTTTTTCTATAGCCTCGATTAACCTGCTAATTTCATCTAGCTTGCGTTTTAATCGTCTCTCCCTACTCGATATACCTTTCCAGTCAAAATCGACTCCTACAAGCGATTTTGGGATTCCTCGACCTGTCTTGTAGTCTTTGTAGTAGTCTGTGACTATTTCCGGCTTAGCGTGGTCGATAGAATACTTCAACCCCTCTGCTTCTCGTCGCAATGCTTTAAGCTGCTTAATCTGTTCGTAGTCCACCATTGCTATACACCTCGCTTCGTTCTTGCTTCCTCGATTCGCTTTATTTGCCTATCGACCTTGAAAAACTTTGCGTGCTCTACGCGCTCATTAATCCCTAGCAAATATTTGACCTGAGTTAACATGATCTCTACGTCAGCAACTTCCTCAATCAGATTAGCAAGAAATCCGCTCTCGTGCTCATACCTCTCGAACTTGTTAAGGGCTTGTATGAGCTCAGCCAATTCTTCTATCAGCATATCCTTTTGCCCCATGTATCCATAGTGGTCTGCGATATATTTCAGTGCTTTCGTTCTATTACCCATCTGCACTCTCCTATCTGTATGGCGAACTTTCTGGCCATAAAACTTCTATATCGTTCTTGAGTGCGCATAAGTGTTCCATACAAGCTCCCTTCGATTGAACCCAATTGTCCAGCATGTAGATGTGCGTTGCTCTATCTAAAAGCCTTAAGCATATCACCATGTAGTCATCCCAATCGCAGACCTCTGGCAATACTATTTCGGCTGGGTTAATAATCTCTGCCTCGGGATACTCGTCAAGGAGCATTTCCTTTGCCTCTTTAAAAGTCTTCTCGTAGTCATCATAGCCGGTAATCCTACCGCTGATGTATATTGTCATTTTTTGCATTGTTTTTCCTCGTCTTTCTTTGCTTCAGTCATTTTTGATATTAACTTTGCTATATTAATTCCAACCTTAGTCAATTCAGCATTTTTGTATATAAGTCCATTCTGATTTAGCCTTGCCAGCGTGCCTCTAGACACTGCTCGCAAATTGCTTGGATCAAAGTTTCTCATATCTCCATCAAGAAAGATTACCGCGTGATTCTTAGGGATTGGACCATAACTCGCTTCGTAGACTAGCCTGTGCTTTTGCACCCAATTAACTGACTTCTTTGCATTTTGTATGTCATTAACCTTGACCCACACATATCCATCTACGTTTTTTTCTGTTCCAATCGGATCAGTGTTCTGAGGCACTCTCCCTGGCTTAAACATTGTGTGCTTAGTTTTTTCATAGATATGAGTTGGCATTTTCTTGCCTTTGTTCACTGGTACACATCCTTTTTCAAACCGTCCAGTTCTACCTGTGCTCAGCTTGTTATTCCCTATATAGCTTTTAGGGAAACTTTTAGGCGTCTTGCGTCCAAACCTAGCTTCAAAGGCCTCTTTAATCTCTTTGTAAGA